TTTATCGGTTGATATATCTAAAACTAATAATGGTAATATGAATAAGGTATTTGATTTGTATGAACAAAAGGAAGATTAGATATTTATCAATAGATAATGGTATAGTATTGCCTGATAAAAAATATAATGAAGAGGATTTTTTTGTTATATATAAATGCTATTGTTGCGGCTATAAAAACGAATTTTATGTAGTTAAAAATATAAAAACAATAAAGTGTAAAAATTGTGGTGCTGGAACTCATAGAACACTTTTAAAAAAAATAGAAATAGATAAGAAAAGAGGAGACTTTTAATGAAAAATATATTGATAACTTGCGATAGCGAAGATATGATACATATAAGCAAATTTATTGATTTGCAAGGTAATCTAAAAACAAGAGATGACGAAATGTATGCTAAAATAAAAGCATCTATAATTAAATATGGTTTTAGGTTTCCTGTGTTTTATGTTTTACTTGATGAAAAAAACTATATTCTTGATGGACATGGAAGAATAGACGCTGTTAATAGAATGATTAAAGAGGGATATTCCTTTGGAGAAGATAATACATTGCCTGCTGTTAGAATACAAGCTAAAGATAAAAAAGAAGCAGGAGAAATATTATTAGCTCTTAACTCTCATTATGGAAAAATGGATACTTCTGGATTGAATGAATTTTTACAGGAATTTAATATTAGCGCGATAGATATAGGTGAGTTTTTTGAACCAGTTGAATTTACTTTTAATGATTACTTAGGTGAATATGGAGACGATATACAAGTATTCGATGAATTAAATGAAGGGATTATTGATGTTGATGACGACCAAATAGACGATTCGATTGCTGCAAGCATAGATGAAATAGAAAAAGCAACTAAAACATCTGTTAAGGCTGGCGACATTATAAAACTAGGAAAACATACTGTTATATGTGCATCTCCAACAGAAAAATCAGTTATTCCTATTATAGGAAGTGGAATTGCATCTATGGTGTTTGTTAATATACCAAATACTATAGATATTGAAGATTATGAATTATTACTTGAAAATACTAAGTCGTTATTAAATAATGATTGTGCTGTATATATTGCTACAGATTATAAAAAAATGGGATATATATGGGATTGGATGGATGAAAATCTAAATGAAAGTAATTTTTGTGTATGGAATAAAACCAATAAAAATAAAGTAATGAATAGAAAGCATTGGAATTTCAATGCAAGCATAGTAGCTTACGGAACAAAAGGTAATCATGTGTTTAATATTGATGATGATTCGCAGGCTAAATCTGTTTGGTCTTTTAATGAAAATAGTTCAGAGCTATATGATGGAGAATTTCCAGTATCAATACCACTTCACGCAGTATTACATAGTACACTTCCAAATCAGATAGTAGTTGATTTATTTTCTGGCTCTGGAGCTACATTAACCGCTTGTGAAAAATCTAAAAGAGTTAGTTTTTCTGTTGAAGAAGATCCTTTATTATGTCAAACATTAATAAATAGATATTTAGCTCTTACAGATTCAACTTCTTTTTTATTGAATGGCAAGAAAATAAGTATAAAATAAGTATATATATAATGTATGTATGAAAGGGATAGGAAATGGCTGATAATATAAAAAATAGATTGATAAAAAATAGAAATATAGCTAAACTAGAATTAATGAAAGCAGAGATGGAAGTAAATCCTATAACGAATGATATTGATACAAAATTTGATTCTGGAAATCTTATTGCTTTTGGTATGGGTAGTAATGTAGATGATAGACAAGAATCCAATAGAATACAATTTATAGAGAATATGATGCTAACAGCCATAAGACAGCCTATAATAAAAGCTAATATTATGCAAACATTTTCAATTACAGAAGCAAAAGCAAACGATTATATAAGGAAAGCAAAAGCAGCTATGGATGACGGATGGAGAGATTATTTTCCAGATGAAGTAAATTGGCATGTAAATATGAGAAAGAAAATAATAAGTAAGACCATAAAAGATAAAGGTGGAACTGATTATAAAATAGCATTACAGGCATTAGATTCTTTAGCTAAAATACAGGGTGTTTATGATAATAAACCTGCAATAAGTACTTTTGATACCGAATTTGATTCTGCAGATAATGGAGCAAACGAGCAGGAAATACTTATAGAATCTATACAAAGTGGAGATTTAGAGGCTTTTGTTAAAGCACAAGAAAATTATAGAAAAAATGATATAAGAGTACTCGAAGCAATGAAAAAAGAAAATAATGATATTGATGCTGATAATGATGATATGAATGATTTTGAGGAGGATTTATAATATTATGGCTAAAAACAAACCAATAGTATGGTCTCCAAGATCTATTTTAGCAATAGCAACTGCTCATTTATGTAAAATAAATTTATTTCATGGAGCTGTTCGTTCATCAAAGTCATATACAGCAGATTATATAGCGATAAGAAAAGAAATAAGTAAATTGCCGCCTTGTAATGTTCTTGTTAGTGGATTTAGTTCTGATTCTGCAAAACAAAATATAGTAGCAGAATGGGAAAAGAAATTAAAAGCAGAATTTAAAGAGCATAAAAACGCAAAAGGTAATTATTTTACAATACCAATAAAAGGATTGCACGACAAACGATTTTATATTAGAGGTGGTGGGAAAAACGGAGATGAAAAAGGTATAAAAGGTGTTACTTTAGGATATTGGTATGCAGATGAGATAACGGAATGTACCGAAGAATTTATAAAAATGGCTATTTCAAGGCTATCACTTCCATTTTCAAAAGCTATATGGACTACAAATCCATCAAATCCAACAAATTATATAAAAACTAATTATTTAGATAAAGAAAAACTTGGTGTATTAAAAGGTATTTTCCAAAGCTTCCAATTTGAAATGTTTGATAATCCTATGTTGCCTGCAGAATATATAAAAGAAGCTTATACTACATATCACGGAGTTTTCTTTCAAAGAAATGTTTTAGGAAAATGGGTTGCTGCAGAGGGTCATATATATACAATGTGTGATGATGATAATATTTATAGGAATTGATTATGGAACTTCCAATATGACTGTATTTTTAAAGGTTTATTATAGAAAAGGTGTATTTACTGTAGTTGACGAATACTCTCACTCTGGATCTGAAAGCCAAAATTATAAAACACCATCTCAATATGTAGAAGATTTAAAAGATTTTATTGGTGAAGATTCAGCTTTTGTAACAGCAGTATATGCCGATCCATCAGCAAATTTCTTTATACAGGAATGTAAAAAATCAGGAATAAAAGGATTTAAAAGTTCTGTTAATGATATAATACCAGGAATACAGCTTATGCAGAATTTGTTTGGTATGAAAAAAATTCTATTTAAAATGGGTAAAACAATTAAATGCTTGATGCAATTACAAGGATATAAATGGGATAAGGCAAATGAACAAAGAGGTAAAGATGTTCCATTAAAAGAAAACGATCACTTTTGCGATTGTTTGAGATACATCGTTTCATCATCTGTTAAAAATAAAAGTGTTAATGCTTATGTTGGGTATAATAAGCGTCAAGCTAATAGAATTTTGACTAATTATTAAAAAAATAATACTTGCTTTTTAAGATGTTATTTAGTATATTTTTGGAAAAATAAAATGGAGATTATATATGGGATTATTTGGATTTTCAAAAAAAAGAGATATTTTAGTAGAGAATATCAGTACGAATAGTGTGAATGTTAAAAATAAATCTAATAAGGCTGTTGTAACTGATTCAAAAAAAATACTAACAGAGAAGATATTTGCTAATGGGCGTACTTTGGATTCTAATGGATTAACAATGCTTCCAAATCCATCAACAATACTTGAGCAAATAGATACAACACAAGCTGAGTTATTTGAGGATATGTTTAACGACGATCATATTTTCGCTGTAACAGAAATATTAGTTGCTGGTGTATTAAGAAACCAATATAAAATAACATCGACGATGGAAAGTGAAGCACTAAGACTTACAAATTTATTTAAAAAACTTCCTATAAGCGATACAATAGAGAATATAATATATGGAAAGCTAAAAGGAATGGCTGTCTTT